TGGCAGAAATTTGTGTTTGAACACGCCTTGAAAATCAAGCCTGACGGCCGCTGGAAACACCCAGTTGTAGTGATTGTGGCGGCTCGCCAGAATGGCAAGTCAACGATTATGGAGATGAGCATTCTTGCCAGAATGTTTTTGTGGAAAGAACCTTTGCAGCTGGGCAGTGCTCACGTACTGACAACCTCACTTGAGACATTCCGGCACATTGTTAATATGATCGAGAGCAATAAGAAGCTTGCAAGTCAGGTACAGAAAATCCGCTGGGCGCATGGGTCAGAGGAAATTCAACTTAAATCTGGGGCGCGTTACGTGGTCAAGGCGGCCAACGCAGCTGCTCGCGGTTTTGCAAAGCCTGAGACGGTGTACATGGACGAGACGCGACAACTCAAGGACACAGAGGCGTGGTCAGCCATGAGATACACAATGATGGCTGCCAAAAATCCTCAGCTCTGGACATTTTCAAATGCTGGCGATCAACACAGCTTGATTTTGAACCAGCTGCGCGATCGAGGCCAAGCAAGTGCGGCTGGATCTGACGACGACATTGCTTACTTTGAATGGTCGGCTTATTCGGACAAGATCACTGACGAAAAGAACTGGGTCGCTAGCAATCCTGCCCTTGGCCACACTATTCATGCCGACAACATTCGCGCGGTCTTAAATGATCCGCCTGACGTCGTCCAGACCGAAGTGCTTTGTCGGTGGGTCAACACAATCTCTGGTGCGATACCGGCGAAAGAATGGAATGAGTGCGGCGGCGCTGAGGTACAACTCGACGTTGAAAAGGTGACTTGGTTTGGGCTGGACTTGTCGCCAGATCGACGAGACGGGGCTTTGGTTGCAGCCCAGAAAAATCCAGACGATACTTTTGTCATTAAGCTGCTTCACACTTGGCACAATCCAATTTCGCTTGATGATAAAGCTGTGGCAAATGACATTGCGCCTTATGCTCGCAAATATCCTGTTGAATATGTCGCATTCAGCAAAAGGACTAGCTCTGCCGTAGCGGCTCGCCTTGCACCTGCTGGCATTCCAGTAATTGACATTGACGGCGCTCTTTACGGGCAAAGCTGCGACGAATTATTGGGAGCGATTACCTCAAAGCGGCTTATGCATGGAAAACAGGCAGAATTATCCAAGCAGATACTATCGGCCGTCAGATTACCAATGGGTGACGGCGGCTGGATTATCGGACGGCGTGCCTCAAGCGTTGCGGTCTGCGCAGCTGTCGCCTCAGCTCTGGCAACTCATTTTGCGACACGCCCTGAAATGGAGATCGACATTTTCTCAGCCTAGGTGTATATGCCGCCTTTACACTTTGCCACATGGGTCTATTTTCACGCACAATCACGACACAAGCGCCAGAAGCGACGTCGGACATTGAGGCGTCACTTGCGCCAGTAAATGTCACCAGCTCGCTTTACAATATCTACGGCGTTGCCGGTATTACAGCTTCACGCGTTGAATTTATGTCAGTGCCAACATGCGCTCGCGCTCGAAACATTATTTCATCAAGCGTCGCAAGCATTCCGTTAAAAGTGCGAACAAGAGCAGACGGTGCGCGCGTTGAGTCACCGCCAAAAGTAATTAACCAACCAGATCCAAGAGTGCCAGGATTTGCGACCTATGCATGGCTCGCGGAAGATTTGCTCCTGTATGGCTACGGGTATATGCGCATTCTTGAAATTTATGCCGATACGTACAGAATTCGCAGTGCAGAACGTATTGACCCAACACGCGTAACAATTAAAACAAATGCTAACGGCACAGAGATCGAGTATTACTGCGTTGACTCAATTCCAGTGCCATACGAAGGTGTTGGCGCTTTGGCAGTTTTCTACGGCGTTGACGAAGGCATTCTTAATCGCGCCGGTCGAACAATCAAAGCTGGAGCAGAATTAGAACGCGCTGCGACAATGTACGCGCGCGAACCAGTGCCAACAATGGTTTTGAAATCTAACGGCACAGCATTGCCAGCAGATCGCATTGCTAAGTTGCTTGAGTCTTGGGGCGTTGCTCGTCGCAATCGCTCAACTGCTTTTCTGAATGCAGACGTTGAATTGCAAACTCTTGGCTTTGACCCTGAAAAATTACAGCTCAACCAAGCCCGTTCCTACGTTTCGACCGAATTGGCCAGAGGTACCGGCATTCCTGCTTATTACGTTGACGCTGAGTCTGGATCGAGCATGACTTACAGCAACGCAACTTTAGCGCGTCAATCTTTGCTGGACTTCTCACTTCGCCCGATTATGACGGCGATCGAGGAGCGATTGTCAATGACAGGCATGGCAAATGACTTTGTACCAGCAAGCCAAGAAGTTAAATTTGATTTGGACGATTACTTGCGCGGATCTGCAAAAGAACGAGCAGACGTGTACAAAATTCTTTACGATATTGGCGCTTTAACTTCAGATGAAATCCGACTAGAAGAAGAGATGATCAGATGACATACAACATACAAAAACCAATCAAAATGGACTTTTCAATTAAAGTCGAAGCGACGGATTTTCCAAAACGTGAGTTGTCTGGTCGCATTGTCACGTGGAATGAAACAGGCGTCACTAGCTCTGGATCAACGATGTTTCAAAAAGGTTCAATAACTTTGGGCAAAACAACAAAGCTTTTGCTTGAGCACCGCCGCGAAGCTCCAATCGGATTTCTTAAAGATTACGAAGAGGACGAAGAAGGTATTTACGCAACGTTTTCTATCGGTAATACAACCGCAGGTTCTGACGCCTTGGTCGAGGCCAGCACTGGACTAAGAGACGGATTTAGCGTGGGCGTGATTGCACAAAAGTACAAGAACGTTGACGGCGTTTTGGTAGTCAGCGCGAGTGCGCTCAAAGAGGTCAGCCTTGTTACAGATCCAGCCATAGCTAGCGCGAAGGTCGAAATTGCAGCTAGTGAAAATGAAAATTCTGAGTCCGAACCGGAAGCAGATGAACAACCAACCGAAGGAGACAAGCAAGTGGAAACACCTACAGCCGTTCCAGAAGTCGCAGCCGATACGGTTGAGGCTTCCAAGGTAGAAAAGGTCGAGGCTTCTCGTCCGCTCTACTTCTCATCACCACGCTCACCAATTACAACTGGCGGCGCATACCTTGAGCACACAATCAAGGCTGGCCTTGGCAACGAGGACTCACGTCAGTACATCAAAGCAGCTGACGACTCATTCACAACAAATCCAGCGTTTTCGCCGGTTTCTTATGTTCGCGACGTTGCACAAAACACAAACGCTGATCGTCCAGTAATCGACGCTTGCGGCGGTACACGTCCGCTTAACAGCTACGGAATGACAGTGTCTATTCCAAAAATCACTGCTAACTCAACAGCTGCGACAGTTGCAGAAGGCGGAGATCCAACAGGCACAACTCAAATTACCTCAAGTTATGTGAACGCGACAGTTATCAAGAAAGCCGGATTTCAACGCTACAGCGTTGAGCTTCTCGACAGATCTGACCCAAGCTTCTATGAAATCATGTTGCAAAATCTGCGCGACGCCTATGCTCAGGCAACTGACGCTTATGTAATTGCACAAATTACAGCTGGCGGTACACAGGCAACAGCAACAGCAGCAGACTCTGCTGGCCTCATTTCATTTGTATCAACAGAAGCACCAGCTGCTTACACAGCTACAAAGCGCACAGCAAAGTCATTTGTTTCAGGTACTTCAATCTGGACAACACTTCTTGGCGCAACCGATACAACAGGACGTCCAATTTATAACGCTGGAAATCCTATGAACAACGCTGGTTCAGCAATTCCTACCAGCATTCGCGGCAACGTACTTGGCCTTGATTACTATGTCGATCCAAACATGGTTTCAACTTCAATCGACGAGTCAGCATTCATTATCGAGCCACGCTCAATCGAGATTTTTGAGTCTCCTGCGCTTACATTGGCAACTAACGTGCCAACAACAGGCGAAATCGAAATCATGCTCTACGGTTACATTGCAGCTCAGGCAACATTTGCCGGCGGACTACGTCGCTTCAACCTAACCTAATCCACTAATCATGGCCTAGGTGCGCTCCCGTATCTAGGCCAGCAGTACACGAAAGGACAGAGATGCCTAGCATTATTACAGCTTCACAGCTTCGAACAGTGTTGGGCGTCTCTGTCTCTTTATATTCTGACGCTTATTTGGACTCAATAATTAACTCGGCCGAACAGGTAATTTTGCCTTTGCTTACTGCAAATCAAAATGCTATTTCAGGCGTTTATCTACAAAACAACGTGGCTTATTACATAACACAAAAGCCAAATTCATTTGTTGCTGGACAGAGTGTTGTAATCACTGGTTGCGTACCAGCTACTTTTAATGGCACATTGACGGTGACGTCAAATTATTATGATCCATTTCCTTATCTGCCTTACGCTTATCCTGCGCCTTATTATGTATTTACTTGCGCAATTACAAACGCAAACATTGACTTTCGCCCTGTAATTCCTGCGGGCGTTGCGTACCTATCCGGGGCAAATGCGGCCACGCTTTATGCAGGCACTGACGCGGTTGAACAAGCGGTCACGATCGTCAGCGTTGAAATCTTCCAAAGCGTGGTCGCACCGGGCGGTCAGATTGAAGGCGTGGACTTTACGCCGTCACCTTTTAGAATGGGTCGCAGCTTACAAAACCGCGTCATTGGCCTCTTAGGCAATTACATTGACGTATCAACAATGGCTATGTAAATGCCTACACCAACAACTATTGCGACAAACGTTCGCGGCACACTTGCGACAGCTCTTGCTGGCGTAGCAGCTTCTGTTTATTCATCACCGCCTGAGGCCGTCATTCCACCAGCTTGCGTAATCGTTCCAGACGCGCCATATCTCGAAACGACGACTATTGGCAAAAGCCAAGTTCGAGTCAAAATCAACTTTGTTGTAACTGCCGCTGTTGCCTACAACAACACCGCTGGCGCGCTCGATAACCTTGAGCAACTTATTATTGCGATTATGGGCGCAATGCCTGCTGGCTACACAGTTGGAGACGTACAACGTCCGACAGTGCAATCGGTAGGGGCTTCAAATCTATTAGTGGCGGATCTCGCGGTCAGCACTTACTACACACAACAGACAATCTAAGGAGAAAACCAAATGCCAACAACAATAGTCACTGGTCGCGACATAGTCTTTACTCTTGCGACAGTTAACTATGACGCCCAGACCACATCAGTAACACTGGTCAACGCGCCTGTAATTACTACATATCAAACACTTGACGGCAAGGCTTACAAGCACATTGACGATCAGTGGACTCTCAACATGGAATTGCTTGCCGATTGGGGAGCTACAGGCTCACTATTTGAAGCAATGTGGACAGCCTTTACATCAGCGCCAAATACAGCTCTTGCGTTCAGTTTAACCACAGCCACAGGTGCAGTATTTACCGGCAACGTGTTCCCAGTAGCACCTACAGCTGGCGGCGCAGCACCAGACGCACAAACCGACTCATGGGCAATGCTTTGCTCAACAACACCAACACTGACAATCAGCTAGAAGCGATAGAAACGGGAGCACACAATGAAACTGCCAATAACAATCGAGTACACATCAGGCGAGTTCGGTACATATACCGCACAACCGCCAGAGTGGGCGAAGTGGGAAAACAAGACAGGTCAGACTATTTCGCAAGCTCAAGACAAGATTGGTATTGCCGATCTGCTGTTTCTTGCGTGGAATGCAATGAAGCGCGAAGCTGGTGGCAAGCCAATCAAGGGCTTTGAAGTCTGGTGTGAAACAGTTGCCGACGTGACGGTCGGTGAGGTGCTCCCAAAAGCTACGCCGCCGGAAGCGTAAATCGCATTCTGGTTGATCTAGCTTTGGCAACTGGAATTCCAATGAGCGAGTGGCAGACGGCGGAACAGATTTACACAGCACTGGAGATATTGGAGAAACAGCAAAATGAGCGACAGCGTTGAGATTGCTTACGACAAGGCGGATCTCCGTCGCGTCTTAGGCGCTTTCAAAGCTATGGACGAGGAAGCCACGACGCAAGCCAAGGCTGTCTCTGGTTCTTTGGCAGAGTTTGCTCAGGACAAAATTATCGGCACAGCTACTGGTCGAGGTCGAGCAGCGGAAAGAATTGCTCGCGGTTCAAAGGTGTCCAAGTCGTCCAAAGTTGGTGAGCTGTCTTTCGGCTTTGCTGGTCAAAAGTTTTCTGGCGGCGGTACAACAAAAGAGCTTTGGGGCGGCAATGAATTTGGATCTAATAAGTTCAAGCAATTTCCAATTTGGTCAGGATCAGGGCCAAAAGGCCGAGGATCTAACGGCTGGTTTATTTATCCGACATTGCGCGCCATTCAGCCCGAAATCATTGCTAAGTGGGAAAATGCTTTTGACAAGATCCTCAAGGAGTTTTAATGGTTGCGCAAAGTAGAACGCTTAAGCTGTCGATACTTGCTGACGTTGACCAGCTCAAAAAATCCTTAAACAGTGCCAACAATGACGTAGAAGGTTCAAGCAGCAAGCTTAGCGAGTTTAGCAAAAAGGCCGGATTGGCTTTTGCCGCAGCTGGCGCAGCTGCTGGTGCTTACGCTGTAAAGCTTGCAGTTGACGGCGTAAAGGCCGCGATCGAGGACGAAGCTGCACAGATCAGACTTGCAACATCTTTAAAAAATGCAACAGGCGCAACAAATGACATGATCGCTTCTGTTGAAAAGCAGATCCTTAAAACATCATTGGCCACAGGCGTTGCAGACGATAAGTTACGTCCAGCCTTATCACGCCTTGCTTTATCAACCGGCGACGTTACAAAAGCGCAGGATCTTTTAAGTCTTGCCTTAGACATCTCCCAAGCGACGGGTAAGGGGCTGGACTCAGTAGCTAACAGCCTAGGCAAAGCCTACGACGGCAACACAGCAGCTCTTGGCAAGCTAGGCATTGGCCTATCAGCAGCCGAGTTAAAGGCCATGTCATTCACAGAAGTCCAAGGCAAGTTGTCAGATTTATTTGGCGGAGCAGCTGCCGAAAACTCAAAGACATTTGCTGGACGGCTTGAAATCCTCAAAGTCACATTTGACGAGGCAAAAGAGTCAATCGGCGCTCGCTTGTTGCCAATTATTCAGCAGCTAGTTGAATTTGTAGTTAACAAAGTTGTGCCAGCCTTAGGCAAATTTGCAGACTTCTTTAAGCCAATTACAGACGCAATTAAAGATAACAAAGAGGAATTCACAACTTTTATCAACTTTATTCAAAAATACGTTGTGCCGGTATTGGTCAATGTCCTAGGCGGAGCGTTCAAAATCGTTGGCGAAATCGCTGGCGGAGTAATCAACGTTGTTGGCATAGTTGTTGGCGGACTCAACAATCTTATTTCTGGCGCTGTTGCTGGCATAAACGCTTTAATTGGTCTTTACAATTCAGTGCCATTCTTGCCTAACGTTTCAAAGATTACAGCACCAACTATTAGCGTTCCAACGGTTTCAGTGCCTAGCGTTGGCTCAACATCAAAAGTGCCAACAATTAGCGTGCCAACCGTATCGGGTGGATCAGGTTCTACAGTTACAAGCAGCGGCGGTGTATCAGCTGCAGCAGCTGGCGCAGCAATGGCGGCTAAACCGGTCAATTACGGCTACACAGCTGCAAATCCTTCATTCACATACGGCGCAAATAGCGCGCCACCAATTAACGTCACAGTAAATGGGGCGATCGACGCAGAAGGCACAGCTCGAACAATCGTCAACGTTCTTAATGACTCGTTCTTTCGCGGTACAGGCGGCGCAGGTGCGCTGCTAGGTGCAAGCGGTTGACACAGTGGGCGCCAGTATGGCGAGTGGAGATTGCTGGCGTAGATGTAACTGACTCAGTTCTGGCCAGCCTTAACATCAACTCAGGGCGAACAAACATCTATGAGCAGGCTCAAGCAGGTTATTGCTCGATTACGCTGATTGTCTTTAATCAAGCTGATATTGACTATCAAATAAATGACACGTTATCTGTTGAAGTCCAAGACACATCTGGCGTCTATAAACCTATATTTGGCGGCTCAATTGTGGACATTGCTATCAGCGTGTCAGAAGTCGGCTCAACCGCGTACACGCAAGAGGTGACAATTACTGCTTTAGGCGCTTTGGCAAGGCTTCAAAAGGCACTTACAGACGGAGTCTTGACACAGGATTTTGAAGGCAATCAAATTGAGTCCATATTAAGAGAAGTTTTGTTCCAGCAGTGGCAACAAGTACCAGCAGCCTTGACTTGGGCGACTTATGATCCGACGGCCACTTGGGCAACAGCTGGTAATACTGGACTCGGCGAAATTGACACACCTGGCAATTATGAACTGGCGCAGCGTTCATCATCACGAACTGTCATTTATGATCTTGTTGCAGCTTTGGCAACTTCTGGTCTGGGCTACATTTACGAGAGCGCTGGCGGTCAAATAGGCTACGCAGACTCAACTCATAGGACGACTTATTTGGCAGCTAATGGATACACAGATTTGACAGCAAATCAGGCGCTTGGACGCGTCATAACAATTAAAACAAGAGCTGGCGACGTGCGAAATGACATCACGATCAAATATGACATAAGCAGCAGTAGCGAAGTAAGCGATCGAGACGAAACCTCAATCGGTCTTTATGGCACTTTGGCGCAGATCATCAGCACAACAATCAAACATCAAGCAGACGCAGAGTCTCAAGCGGCTTTTTACTTATCATTGCGAGCCAATCCGCAGCCAACTTTTGAACAGATCACCTACGCGCTGACCAATCCAGAGTTAGACAACGGCGATCGAGACAGCCTAATCAACATTTTTATGGGGCAGCCAATAGCTCTGAATAACCTGCCGCTGAATATGTCTGCCGGTACTTTTCAAGGCTTTGTTGAAGGCTGGACATTCAGAGCAAGTTACAACGAGTTATCGGTCACGCTTCTTATGTCGCCTTTGGCTTACTCATTGCAGGCTATGCAGTGGAACGACGTGCCACCTTCCGAAACTTGGTCAAGCGTGTCGCCAATTCTTGAGTGGCAATATGCGACAATCGTGTCATAACTTGAAAGGAAAATAATGGCTAATCCAACCACTAATTACGGCTTTGTTTTGCCGACAGCGACGGATCTTGTTACAGATTTGCCAGCAGATTTTGATGTGGCTTTGCAAGGAGTAGATACGCGATTAAAAGCTTTGCAGCCCGGTACGACACTCGGCGACATTGCATACTCATCAGCAACAGCCAACACAAACACACGTTTAGCGATTGGTTCAACCGGTAACGTTTTGACGGTTGCTGGCGGTGTTCCAACTTGGGCAGCACCCGCGAGCGGCGGTGGAATGACCTTGTTGTCAACGACGTCGCTTACTGGCGCTTCAACAACAATCAGCAGCATAAGCCAATCCTACAAAACTCTTGAAGTTCTTATTACTGGAGTCACTTTTGCGTCTGGTGCTAACGTGTTAAGAATTGCTCCAAATGGTTCAACCAACTTAGTTGATATGGCTTTTACAAGAAGCGTGGGAAGCACTGCTTCAAATGTCGGTTCTGAAAACGGATATATAAACACTTTTTCAGGAACGTTATTTAGTGATGCCAACAACGCTTTTAACTTAACCATTTTTAATTACGCATCTACAACTCGATACAAACCATTTACATATAGCGGAAGTTTTAAACAAACAGACCCAAGCAATTTTTCTTTTAATGCTGGTGGTGGATATAAATCAAATACGGCCATTTCAAGCCTAGTTATTTCAGGCGATATCGCAAATCTTTCAACCGGAACCGTTCTAGTGTATGGAGTAAGTTAATGCCAAATCCAATGATCAGAATTCACAATGTCGAAACTGACGAAGTTATCGACCGCGAAATGAATGCAAAAGAATTTGCCGATTACAAAGCGCAAAAGGCCATTGACGACGCAAAAGCAGAGCAAGCTCAGACCGCTGCAACGGCAAAAGCTGCATTGCTGGAACGTCTAGGCATAACAGCCGAAGAAGCGGCTCTGCTGCTTTCATGACTTATCCGCAAGGCACAGCCGCAGCT